ACTATGCTAGTGATAATGGTGCTGTTTACTACCTTAACATGGCAATTCGTATGCTTGATGAAAATACGTCTATTCCTGCAAATAGAAAGAAGCTTTCAACTTCACTAGCCACAGGTGACTACTATGTACGGGCTGAAAACCTCCGTGTAGTAGAGTTTGTTTCCATCAAGGATAGTGTAGGTAAGGAAAGTCGTCTTGCTTCTACAGAGATGCCTTGGGCTATAGACTACTTTGGAGAAGCATTTTCTGAGTTGGATACAAGCGTGCCTTCTCATTGGTTAACTGCTGGTGATGGTGTTGATGAGGATACTGTAACTACTGCAAGCAACATTGCTGAGAGTATAGGCACTACATTTACTAGGCAATTACGTT